CCTAAAAAATTCCCCGGCGGGCCTCTTTTCAGAAGTAATCGGGGATTGGATCACAGGGGTACCCCTTGAAACTGCATCCAAAGTCTTTGAAAGGAGTCCCAATGGAGGACACAAAAGTTCGGGTAAGCGTTTCGGGGGCTGCTCGAAAGGCAAAGCGAGCCATTCGCATTTGGGCAGGCCACTCTTCGGGTCGTTTCGACCGACCGGACAAGCTGTGGCGAACTTCGATCATCCGATTGATCGGTCTGAACCTGAAGTGGATCACCGGAACCGAAGCTTCTGGTCGTGACAACAAGCAGTTCGAGAAAGCGTTGCGTCATCCGTACCATGACTTCGTGCATCTGACGGGTGCAGCAGCCGGTGAGTGCTGGGGTATTTGGGACACTCGCTTTCTCGAACTGATGAAGTCGCCTTGGGCGGCCAAGTTGAGCGACAAGACGTACGTACGATCTCCTGAGTATGGGGGTGGGCGTACCGCACCGGTTCACGGACTCGTTATTCCGCTGAAAGCTCGCAAGGGCAGGAAGCAATGGGTTGTTGTGGTCTCGCATGATCCGCTCGATAACACGGAACAGCGTGCTGAGGTCTGGGTGGACGTTCAAGCGGGCAAGGTGCGTCTCAATGAGCAGCTAGAGCTCGAGTTTCCTGACGCCGAGATCATTTTCGTCGGAGACATCAACAAGAACCTTCGTCAACCCGAAGAGTCCTTCAAAGTGGCTCGTCACATCGAACATCCCATGGAGAAGCTCGCTTCTTGGCGTGGACACATGCCGAAAGGTGTCGGCACCCTTGGTAAGTCGGTTGTCGACATGGCATTCGCCGATCCCGGCGTTATTGTTGCTTGTGAGCTTGTTTTGGACCTTCGAGCCAGCGATCACAGGCCATTCAAATACCGAGTTTCGGGCCGTTTGCGGAAACTTGTTGACAACATCATTCGTTGAGAGGAGGAGCCATGGCGCGACGCACGCCCGCGCGATCACCAGAACAGCGCGAGAATCAGCTGATCGCCAAGGCGGTCGACCTCGCGGAAGAGCAACTCGAGTCCGGTACGGCCTCGGCACAGGTGATTACTCACTTTCTGAAGCTCGGTTCTACGCGCGAGAAGCTCGAACAAGAGATGATTGGGCTCCGAAACGAGCACCTGAAGGCCCAGACAGAAGCTCTGGCAGCTCAGGGTCAGCTCTCGGAGCTCATTGATGCCGCTTTGACTGCGTTTAAGAGCTACGTCAGTAGCTCTCCAGCCGTCTACGATGAGCTTCCGTATGACGAGACATCGCAGCTACAGTGAGCTACGTCGGATTCGAACGTTCGAAGAGCGCTACGAGTACCTGAAGCTTTCGGGTGTCGTGGGCTCTTCGACGTTCGGGCACGATCGATGGATGAACCAGCAGTTCTATCACTCAGCGGAATGGAGTGCTATGCGGCACTTCGTAATCGTTCGAGATGAGGGCTGTGACCTGGGAATGCCTGAGTGGCCAATCCATTCGAGGCTTCACATCCATCACATGAACCCGATGGTGCCGGACCAACTTGCCCAAGGTGACGAAGTTGTCTTGGATCCTGAGTTTCTGATCACCGTCAGTCATCGAACCCACAACGCCATCCACTACGGTGATGAAAGCCAGCTTCCCAGAGTTTTCACCGAACGTATGCCCGGCGACACCAAGCTTTGGTAAGGAGAGACATGAGCAACTACCGAGTCGCAGACTGCAAGACGCAGTGGTTTCAGGATGACTACCCTGGAGCAGACCTTCATCTCAACAAAGACACGATGGTCGTCACCCTACACACGACTGAGGGTACCGATTGGCCCTCCTATGAGGGCGGAGCCACTGCTCCGAACTACACCGGTCTTCCACCGTTGGGTGAGGCCCGCGGTAAGTGGCGAGGTCACTTCCCCGATGAGAAGTCCTCTCGAGCTCTTCGCAATGCAGCTGGTGGGGTGAACACCAACACCCTAAACACGGTTCAGATCGAGTTGATCGGCACCTGCGATCCTCGCAACGCCAAGCGTTGGGGCGGGACCAGCAACACTCGGGTCGCCGGTAGGGACTACGTGTTCTGGCCCGACGCCGACAAGCGTCAGCTTCACTGGGTCGGTCGCATCCTAGCTGACTTCCACAAGCGTCACGGCTTCCGTCTTCGGACCGGGGTTGTGTTCAAGCCATACCCCGCTTCTTACGGAGTCAACAACGGAGTCCGTCTTCCGTTTGCTGGCTGGAGCAACTACGTCGGCGTTCTCGGGCATCAGCATGTCCCGGAGAACAGCCACGGCGACCCCGGCAACATCGACATCCAGGAGATCCTGGGCTTCGCTAGGAAGCTGATCCAGAAGTAGTCCACAACTGTCAAAATGGGAGCCATTCGAAGGAGGTGACCCGCCATGAACGAAAGCATTCTTACCAGCGTGAAGAAGACGCTGGGTCTTGACGAGGCCTACACGGCTTTCGACCCCGACATCGTGCTCTTCATCAACACAGTTCTTGCTGACCTCAATCAGATCGGCATCGGCCCCTCTCAGGGGTTTGTAATTACGGGAGCAGAAGAGACGTGGGAAGAGTTCATCGGGTTGGATCTGACGCACACCAATGTGCAGACCTACGTCAGCCTTCGTGTGCGTCTCCTGTTCGATCCACCGGAGTCTTCTTACGCCATCACTTCGTTCAAGGAGCAGATCAATCAGCTCGAGTGGAGGATTCGAGAGCGCCGCGAAGAGTACGCCTGGTTCGACCCTGAGCCTGACGAAGATGAAATCGTACTGTGGGGCGGTACTCCCTGATGCCGGCGAACGTTGTTTTCCGGTTCAGGGAGGGTCCCGCGGTTGAGTGGACCTTCAAGAATCCGATCCTTGCTCTTGGCGAGCCGGGATTCGAGGTCGATACAGGAAAGTTCAAGATCGGTGATGGGTTTAATAAATGGCTCGACTTGGAATACTTCATCCCAGGCGCGGGCGGGGGAGGGTCGAATCTTGACGCGCACATCAACGCCCCCGAGCCACACCCCGTCTACGATGACGGGCCATCTCTGTCACTCCTCTACGAGAATGCGAAGGTGTAACCAATGACACTTCAAACTCGACTTTCGGACCTGATCACGTCATTGGGTACCGACTACAAGCAGCTCAGGACCTGGATTACCGGCTCTTCCAGTGGTGATCTCACGGGTCTGACAACCACCGACAAAACAAGCCTCCTTGCGGCCATCAATGAAGTCAAGGCCGGTTCTTCGGGCTCTCCACCGGACGCCTCAACCACTGTCAAGGGCATCATCGAGATCGCCACACTGGCTGAGGTCACCACAGGCACCGACGCGGTACGTGCGGTCACTCCACAGGGCGTCAAGCAGCAGACCGACGCCGTAATCGCTCAGATTCTGGACGCACCTCCAGGTGCGCTGGATACCCTGAACGAGCTGGCTGCGGCTTTGGGTGACGATGCCAACTTCGCGGGCACTGTGACTACCGCTCTCGCGGGAAAGCAGCCGTTGGACTCTGATTTGACCGCGATCGCTGCGTTGTCGACAACCGCGTACGGGCGAGACATCTTGGCTCTGGCCGACACCGCTGCTCTGATGGCCCTCATCTCGGCGGCCTCAGAAACTGTGCAGGGAAAGATCGAGGTTGCCACGCAAACGGAGACCAACACCGGAACTGACGACGCTCGAGCGGTGACGCCATTGAAACTGGCCACCAACATCACAGCTGTCTTCGGAAACCCGGACCTGGATCTCGCTGCGGCTTACGTTACCGCAAAGGCGTAGTTCATGGCGACTCATGAGTCGCGCCTAAGTTCCTTGATCTCGGCGGTCGGAGCAGACGTCTTTGATCTTCAGAGTTTGGCGCGAAGAGCCGTCAATACCCAAACGGGTACCACATACACGGCGGTTCTCGCGGATCGCTACAAGTTGATTACTCTTAGCAACGCAGCTGGGATCACGTTCACGGTTCCTCCACAATCGAGTGTCACCTGGCCGGCAACCACTCTTTTGTGGATCGTTCAATATGGCGCGGGACAAGTAACGATCGCCCCGGGCGCGGGCGTGACGCTGAGATCTACTCCGGGTCTGAAGCTTTCCGGTCAGTACGCTATGGCTCAGCTTCTTCGGATGGGATCTGACGATTGGTTGGTCTTCGGACGGCTAAGCGCATGAGTTTCTGTAGCTCAGGAGTAGTTGCTGCGTCCATGGTGCAACCAGTTGGAGCTGGAATCTCATATTTGGGCACCGTTGGAATACAACGACAGCCAACCGCGGGATCAGCATTGACTTTGACACTACCTTCTCCGGGTGGAGGCATTCTCGCCGATGACTTCCTCGTTGCGCTGGTGACTAACAACACCAACACGGTGTGGGCTACTACCGCCTTGACCGCTGCCGGTTTTACTCGTCGAAATACTCAACAGTCCGGAACGGGAGCTCAGTCTCCTACCGGTGCGGTGTTCTACAAGAAGGCGGTTGGTGGAGAATCCGGAAACATCTCAGCCACAAACCCAGGAGGCGTTGCCGCGGGCATTGTACTTGGCTATCGAGGTGTCGATACAACCACTCCGTTTGATAACACGGATGCGAAGGCGCCAATTACCGGTGTGACGAATTATGACGTACCAGCACAGACCGCGACGATGGACGGTGTGGCGCAGGTGATTGGGGCATGGGCTAATTCAAACGCATCGAGCTTCAACCCGCCGACCAATCCAGCTACGTTCACCGAACTCGTTGACGACTCGACCGCATTTCCGCATTTCTGGGTAGGTCATCTGCTCGGGCGTCCTTCTGGATCGACCGGTGTCAGGAATCTTGTGCGTAACGCAGCAATTCGTGGCGGCGTCATTGGTGTTCTACTTCGACCAGCAGCATAGAAAGGAGGGTCTATGACGACCATTGATGAATACCTTGAGCACCACGGCATCAAGGGCATGAAGTGGGGAGTCCGTCGTGAGCGTGGCTCGGACGGCACCGTTTCGGGAAACCTCTCCAAGGTCAATCCTCGGACTTTGTCCGATTCAGACCTGCGTGCGGCCGTCAATCGAATGCAGCTTGAGCGTCAGTTCTCGCAACTGGCGACGGAGCGCGTAAGCAAAGGCGACGGTTTCGCCAAGAACCTCCTCAAGGACATTGGCAAGCAACAGGTCCGTCGCGTCGCAAGCAAGGCAGCTGATCTCGCGATCGAAGCAGCCATCAAGCAGGCCGGCGTGAAGACTGAAAGCAAGGCGGTCCAAGAGGTTGCGAAGAGGTTGAAGCCCAAGAAGAAGTGAGAGGAGGTTGGCGATGGGGTTTTCGAATACAGCAACACCGAGATACTATGCGGAATTCAAGCAGGCTGTGATGGACGGACTAATCCCCGTGTGTCGTGAAATTTCTGCTGAGATGAACCGCATCGACGCTCTCATCGCCAACCCCAACATTTGGTATGACGACGAAGCAGTAGAAGGATTCATCCGCTATTGCGAGAACGAACTTACTTTGACCGACGGAAGCGATCTTAGATTACTTCCATCGTTCAAACTGTGGGCTGAGCAGATTTTCTGCTGGTACTACTTCACGCCGCGGCAAGTGCCCGAAGAACTTCCCAATGGGCACGGTACGCATTACGTGACGAAGATCGTCAAGCGTCGTTTGACCTCAAAGCAGTACCTGATCGTGGCTCGAGGAGCGGCTAAATCGCTATACGAGAGCTGTCTTCAGTCATATTTCTTGGTCGTAGACTCATCTACCACCAAGCAGATCACAACGGCCCCCACCATGAAGCAGGCCGAGGAAATCATGGGGCCGATTCAGACTTCTATCACGCGCGCGCGGGGACCCCTTTTCAAGTTCTTGACGGAGGGTTCACTCCAGAACACCACTGGAAATCGTGTGTTGCGACAGAAGTTGGTTCACACCAAGAAGGGTGTGGAGAACTTCTTGACGGGCTCCCTGCTCGAAGTCCGCCCTATGGCCATCAACAAGCTGCAGGGTCTCAGGACGAAGTGCAACACGGTGGACGAGTGGCTCTCCGGAGACCTCAGGGAAGACGTCGTGGGCGCCATCGAGCAGGGAGCCTCCAAGGTTGAGGACTATCTCATCGTTGCGGTGAGTTCGGAAGGCACGGTTCGTAACGGTGCCGGCGACACCATGAAGATGGAGCTTGCCGATATCCTAAAGAACGGTGGCAGTCCGCATATTTCGATTTGGCACTACAAGCTGGACGAAATCAATGAAGTTCTCAACCCAGATCTTTGGGTGAAGGCTCAGCCTAACATCGGAATCACGGTGAGCTATGAGACCTACCAACTGGACGTTGAGAGAGCCGAAAGAGCGCCTCAGACGAGGAACGATATTCTCGCCAAGCGATTCGGCATCCCAATGGAAGGTCACACCTACTTCTTCACCTACGAAGAGACAATCCCGCATCGACCCCAGAATTTCATGGGATTGCCCTGCTCCTTAGGCGCGGACCTCTCGCAAGGTGACGACTTCTGTGCGTTCACGTTCCTGTTCCCGCTTAGCCGTGATCGGTTCGGGGTCAAGACAAGATCGTACATTACCGAACGAACACTCTCACAACTTCCTGGCGCTACGCGACAGAAGTATGACGAGTTCATTGCTGAGGGAAGCCTTTGCGTTATGCCAGGGACATACCTCGACATTGGTAACCAAGTGAACGAGGATCTCGATCTGTTCATTCAGTCAAATGGTTATGATGTTCGGTCGATGGGCTATGACACATACAACTCCAAGGAATTTCTGGCGTGGTATGAGTCAAATTACGGTCCATTCAACATCGAGAAAGTAATCCAGGGCGCTAAGACGGAGTCCGTTCCTCTAGGTGAGATCAAGAATCTGAGTGAGGATCGCCTCATTCTATTTGACGAGCTTCTTATGCAGTACGCCATGGGCAACTGCATGGTCATAGAGGACACGAACGGAAACCTCAAGCTGTGGAAGAGGCGGTACGACGAAAAGATCGACCCCGTGGCGGCCCTGATGGACGCCTGGATCGCATTCAAGGTCAACAAGGAGGCGTTCGAATGACACGCACAGGAAAGGAGGTGACTCATGGGGTTCCGTGATCGAATAGTACATGCGTTCAATGCATTCATCAAGGACGAGAGACTCGGCCCCGGTCGAATCGAGAGCGAACCAAGCTACTACGGTCGTCCTCGATCTGGTGGGTATGGACGAACCATCAGCGAGCGGACAACCATCGCATCCATCTACAACCGGATCGCCATCGATGCCGCGGCACTTCCTGTGCGTCACGTCCGCGTTGATGAAGAGGAGAGGTTTCTCGAGAACATTCGAAGTCGTCTGGACGATGTTCTAAGCGTTGAGGCGAACTTGGACCAGAACGGTAGGCAACTGCTTCAAGATGTCTACCAGACAGTTTGCGAAGAAGGAGTGATTGCTCTAGTCGGCGTCGACATGACTGCTGACCCTGAGAACACAGGATCCTTCGACGTAGGCAATGCTCGGGTGGGAATCATCACCGAATGGAAGGCGTCTCGAGTAAAAGTCAAGTGTTGGAATGAGAAGAAGGGTGTGTACGAGGAGATCTGGCAAGGCAAACGCTACACGCCGGTCGTCCAGAATCCTTTGTACGCTGTGATGAACGAGCCCAACTCCACTCTTCAGCGCTTGATGCAGAAGCTTGCCTTGCTGGATACGTCGGACGAGCTTGTCGCCTCGGGGAAGCTCGACATCATCATCCAGTTGCCATACGCCATCAAGTCGGAAACTCGACGGCAAGGTGCGGAGCAGCGACGCAAGGACATGGAGACTCAGCTCAAGGGATCGAAGTACGGTGTGGCCTACACGGACGCAACCGAGAAGATCACACAGCTGAACCGTCCAGCTGAGAACAACCTGTTAACACAGGTGGAGTGGCTTACACAGAAAGCTTACTCCGAGCTGGGTCTCACCAAGGAGATCATGGATGGCACTGCCGATGAGGCTGCCATGGTCAACTACTACAACCGAACGGTTGAGCCTCTCGTTGCTCAGTTGGTCAATGAGATCAAGAGGAAGTGGCTGACTCGTACTGCTCGAACTCAAGGGCAGACGATCATGGCTTTCCGTGATCCGTTCAAATACATGCCGATCAGTGCGATCGCAGAGGTCGCCGACAAGTTCACTCGTAACGAGATTGCAACCTCGAACGAGATCCGACAGTCGATCGGATGGAAGCCGCATTCTGATCCCGCAGCTGATCAGCTCAGGAACAGCAACATGCCGGTTGACGACACACCGGTTGGTCAACCTGTTGACGGCTCAACTGATCCCAATCAGCTAGCCGACATGCTGGGTGCAGACTTTGATGCCCAGCTCGACGCCATTGCGGGAGGAGGCTGATGAGCACTCACCTCGGGGAGGAGTTCGCCAAGGACTTTCTCGCCCACGCCTACGACCCTCGAAAAGCCCACGAGTACTACCTGAGAACCAGGAAGCTCAAGGGCCGAAACAAGGGCCAAGGGGACCAGTCGAACTCCGACATGTCCTCCACCAAAACCCGAAAGTCGCGAGTCACTGCCATCGGCAGCAAGGCTGCGGCTGATGTCGGGTCTCAACGGTCTGCTGCAATCCAACGTCTGGCTGACCAGGCAAAGGAAAAGCTTAGCAGATTGACCGAGGAGTTTCGCTCCTGGGTTGATTCCCATCCCAAGGCAACCGACAAAGAGCGGTTTGCCAAGAGAAGGGAGATGCTCGACCGAAAGGACGACATCATCCGCACCCTGAAGTCGGATGTGGCCAAGATCACCTCGGCTGCTTCATCCAAGTCCAAGACACCGGCGGCAACCGAGGGCCGTCGTCATTGAATCGAAAGGAGACAGTCAAAATGGGAGTAAAGCTCGCTGATTTCAGCGGACTCGCGACCAAGGCTGGCCTTGAGTGCTCTGACGGTCGAACGATCATGCCACACGCGTTCGCCGATCAGGACGGAACCCAGGTTCCGCTGCTCTGGTCGCATCAGCACGATGGCCCCGACAATGTTCTGGGACACGTCAAGCTCAAGAAGACCGCCGACGGCGACATGGCCGTGGACGCGTACTTCAACAACAGCCCGAAGGCGCAGAGCACCAAGGCGCTCGTCGAACACGGGGACGTCAACTCCCTTTCCATCTGGGCCAATCGGCTGGTGGAGAAGGGGAAGAAGGTCTTCGGCGGAAAGATCAAGGAAGTTTCGGTCGTGCTTGCGGGCGCGAACCCGGGAGCCCTGATCCAGAACGTCAACGTTGCCCATGGTGACGGCGACTACCTCACGCTCGAAGACGAAGTGCTGGTATTCACCGGCCTGCGTCTCGTGCACGCCGACGGGACTCCGTTCCCGGAGGTTGACGATCCCGAAGATGAGTCCGCAGAAGCTGCGGAGAAGTCCGAGGAGAACGCCGAGGAAGAGACCAAGGGGGAGGGTGACGAGGTCGAGCACGCGGACACCGACACGCTTCAAGAGGTCTACGACTCTCTGAACGACGAGCAGAAGGCGCTCGTCCACGACATGATCGGGGCTGCTCTCGAGAAGGGCAAGACCGACACCGCAGAGCACTCCGACAAGGACACTGAGGGCGAAGACCTCAACAACACGGAAGGAACCGACAACATGGCGCACAACGCCTTCGAGAACAGCGACGACTCGGCCGGGGCCGGCGACGGGGGCACCCTCGTTCACGCCGACTTCGACGAGATCAAGGAGAACTGGAAGCGCGGTGGCTCGATGAAGCACGCCGTGGAGGAGTACTGCCTCAAGCACGGCATCGAGAACCTGGCAGCTCTCTTCCCGGACGCGAAGGCCCTCGAGCAGGACCCGCAGTTCGACATGCGCCGGCAGGAGGGTGTCCAGACCGTCATCAATGGCGTTCGTCACACCCCATTCGCCAAGGTGAAGACCCTCTGGTCCGACATCACGCACGAAGAGGCTAGGGCCCTGGGTTACATCAAGGGCAACCTGAAGAAGGAGGAGTTCTTCGGCATCAAGAAGCGCACCACCTCTTCGACCTGGATCTACAAGAAGCAGAAGCTCGACCGCGAGGACATCATCAACGCAACCGAGCTCCGCGTCGTGGCCTGGATGAAGGCCGAGATGCAGATCATGCTGAAGGAGGAGATCGCGCGCGCGATCCTCGTCGGCGACGGTCGGCCTGTGGAGGACCCGGCCAACCCGGGTGAGCCCAACCCCGACAAGATCAAGGACCCGGTGGGAGCCGTCGATGGTGAGGGCATTCGCTCGATCTTGAATGACGACGACCTCTTCGTGGCCACGGTCAACGTCGAGGTTCCGGCGAACGTGGGCGATTCCTGGCAGGGTGTGGTCGAGGAGATCATGGTCGGAATGGAGCTGTACAAGGGCTCCGGAGCTCCGACTCTCTTCACCACCCTCGGGAAGCTCAACCGGATGCTGCTGTCCAAGGACGGGTTCCAGCGTCGTCACTGGAAGACCAAGGCGGAGCTCGCCTCGGAGATGGGTGTGTCGGATATCGTCACGCTCGACTTCATGGACGACCCGACGTACGCAACGTGCCTCGGTCTGATCGTGAACCTTCAGGACTACAACGTCGGCACGGACTCCGGTGGCGAGGTCACCCTGTTCGACGACTTCGACCTGGACTACAACCAGTACAAGTACCTGATCGAGACGCTGTTCTCCGGCGCCCTCGTGAAGATCCGTTCGGCTCTTCGGATCACGATCCAGCCGACCGCAAGCACCGAGCTGGCCAACCCGACGGTCCCGACCTTCGACTCGGCCACTGGTGTCACGACCATCCCGACGATGGCCAACGTCACCTACAAGAACGCCGACACGGACGCGACGCTCGTCGCTGGTGCGCAGACCGCTCTGGCGCCAGGTGCCACGCTCAACGTCAAGGCCGTTGCCAACGCCGGCTTCTACTTCGCCGACGACCAGCACGACGAGTGGAGCTTCACTCGCGACGCGGCCTGAGCAGGAGGTAGCCAATGACGAAGTTTCACGGCTTCGTCGGCTACAACCTCGGTAAGACGCTAATCCGTCCTGGCGTCTGGGAAGATGACATTGTCGAAATGGAATACTTCGGCGACGTCAAAAACCCCAGGCGTCAGGTGGCGGAAAGGGACGACACCGTCCACTCCACCGTCACTGTGACGAGCATCATCGAGATCGTGGCTGACGAGTTTGCCGAAAACAACTTCTATGCCATCAAGTATGTCAGCTGGAAAGGAAAGAACTGGGAAGTCGAGTCTCTCGAGCCTCGTCGTCCTCGTCTACTTTTGAGGTTGGGAGGAATCTACAATGGGCCTGTCCCAGAGCCAGCTTGAGGCACACGTCGGATCTCTCGACACGCTTCTCAAGTCTTTGCTGGGCAGTGACTATGTCTACTTCCAGCCTCCCGATGACATCGAGATGAGTTACCCGGCCATCGTCTACAACCTCGATTTCGAGAATGTTCAACATGCAGACAATGCGCCGTACTCACGCAAGATGCGTTGGGTCATCACCCTAATTTCTAGGGATCCAATGGATCCCACCAGGGAGAAGATCGCCGATTTAAAGTCGTGCACGTTCGAACGAGCGTACCCGGCCGACAACCTCAACCACCAAACTTTCAACCTGTTCTACTGAGAAAGGAACATCATGACTGCACTTACCTGGGCCGCCGCTGGCCAGAAGAAGTGGAAGACCGGTGTCGACCGAGGCGTGCTCTACCTGCGCAACGGAGCCGGCCTCTACGACGAGGGTGTCGCGTGGCCTGGCCTCACGACCGTCA